TATCAATTGATGGATCAGATGAAAGAGTATGAACCTGAGTTTGATCAAATGTTATTTTATTTACCTTTGGCAGGATCATCATTTAAAAAAGTTTACTATGATGAAATTTTGCAAAGAGCCGTTTCTAAATTTGTACCGGCTGATGATTTAATTGTTCCGTACACAGCTACCTCATTAGATGATGCGGAAGCAATTATTCATCGTATTAAAATTTCTGAAAATGAATTACGTAAAAAACAAGTTGCAGGTTTTTATAGAGACATTGACATTCAACCAGGACAATTAAATGAAGATGAAGTCCAGAAGAAGGAAAGAGAACTTGAAGGAACGACAAGAAGTCGTGATGAAGACGTATTTAATATTTTAGAATGTCACATTAATTTAGATTTGGAAGGTTTTGAAGACGTTGGGCCCGATGGTGAGCCGACAGGAATTAAACTTCCATACATTGTAACATTAGAAGAAAACTCAAGAGAAGTTTTATCTATAAAAAGAAACTATGAAATAAATGATCCTAAAAGAACTAAGATACAATATTTCGTACACTTCAAATTTTTACCAGGACTTGGTTTTTATGGTTTTGGTTTAATACATATGATCGGCGGTTTATCTAGAACTGCGACATCTGCCTTAAGACAATTATTAGACGCTGGAACTTTATCAAATCTCCCAGCAGGATTTAAACAACGAGGAATCAGAATTAGAGACGATGCACAGGCAATACAACCTGGTGAATTTAGAGATGTAGATGCACCTGGAGGAAACATCAGAGATTCATTTATGATGTTACCATTTAAAGAGCCTAGTCAAACTCTCTTACAGCTTATGGGTGTCGTTGTAACTGCAGGTCAAAGATTTGCTTCTATAGCAGACTTGCAAGTTGGGGATGGGAATCAGCAAGCCGCGGTGGGCACGACAGTTGCGCTGCTAGAAAGAGGATCAAGGACTATGTCTGCGATTCACAAAAGAATTTATGCAGCTTTAAAACAAGAATTTAAATTATTAGCACGAGTTTTCAAACTTTATCTACCTGCAGAGTATCCATACGATGTAGTTGGTGGTCAAAAACAGATTAAACAATCTGACTTTGATGACCGTGTAGATATCTTGCCAGTTGCTGATCCAAACATATTTTCTCAGACACAGCGTATTTCCCTTGCGCAAACGGAATTGCAACTGGCACAATCAAATCCAGGAATACACAATATGTACAATGCATACAGACATATGTATGAAGCATTAGGTGTAAAAGACATTGATCAAGTTTTAATTCGACCACAACCACCACAACCAAAGGACCCAGCGTTAGAACACATTGATGCTCTCGCTGGGAAACCGTTCCAAGCATTTCCAGGTCAAGACCATAGAGCACACATTACTGCTCACTTAAATTTTATGGCAACTAATATGGCTAGAAATAATCCGGTGATAATGGCAGCATTAGAGAAAAATTGTTTTGAACATATTTCTTTGATGGCACAAGAACAAGTTGAGATTGAATTTAGAAATGAATTACAACAACTACAACAAATGCAAATGATGATGCAACAAAATCCACAAATGGCACAGCAATTACAAATGCAAGCTAGAATGATGTCTGAAAGAATTGAATCTAGAAAAGCTGTATTGATTGCAGAGATGATGGAAGAGTTTATGAAGGAAGAAAAAGAAATTACTTCTCAATTTGACAACGATCCAATCGCAAAACTAAGAGCAAGAGAATTAGATCTTAGAGCAATGGAAAATGAACGTAAGAAAAAAGAATCTGAAGATAGATTAAATCTTGATAAGATGAAATCAATGATGAATCAAATGACAGATCAACAAAAACTAGAACAGAATGAAGAATTAGCAAACTTAAGATCTGATACTTCAATAACAAAAACTGTTTTACAACACGAACTAAAAAATAGAGGAGGCATATAATGCAAAAAGGACAAAAAAAGGTAGCTAAAGTTATGAGAGAGTTCAAAAAAGGAAAACTTCATAGCGGGAAATCTAAAAAAATCGTAAAAAATCCAAAACAAGCGATTGCAATAGCACTTTCTGAAGCTAAAATGAGTAAAAAGAAGAAAAAATAAATGATACCTTGGGGATTATTAGGTCAAGGCGTTAAAGCTGGCCTTGAAATTTACAAAAATAAGAAAAAATCGGAAGTTGCAATGTCCGAAGCTCAATTATTGCACGCTGAAAAGATGAAAAGAGGTGAAATTGAGTATTCTGGTCAAATAATGCAAAATCAAAAATCAGATTGGAAGGACGAATTTGTACTTTTGACAATTTCAAGTCCTTTGTTTCTATTAGCATATTCTGTATTTGCAGAAGATGAGAAGATGCAAGAAAAAATTGACCTTTATTTTCAAAAATTACAAGAGATGCCCTGGTGGATAGTTGGATTATGGGTTTCAGTAGTCGCAGCAATTTATGGACTTAAGGCAACTGATGTGATAAATATGAATAAAAACGGAGGAAAATAAAATGGCTAAGAAAAAATTTCCAGATTTAACTGGAGACGGAAAAGTAACTAAAGCAGATGTACTAAAAGGTAGAGGTGTATTTGCTATGGGTGGACCAGTAGAAGTTAAAGCTGATGATTCAGTTGATTTAGTTGGTAATCCAAAAGGTAAAAAGAAACCAATTCAAATTAAAGGCTGGGGTAAGGCAAGACATTAATGGCAAAACTTTGTCCAAGAGGAAAAGCAGCAGCAAAAAGAAAATTCAAGGTATACCCAAGTGCGTATGCCAATATGTATGCCTCTGCAGTTTGCTCTGGGAAAGTAACACCAGGTGGAAAAAAAAGAAAAAAAATGGCAACCGGAGGATTAGCAAAAAGAGGAAAAGGTTGCGAAATTAGATAATGAGTTTAAGAAAATGGGTTCAAGAAAAATGGGTAGACATTGGAGCTCCGAAGAAGAATGGGCAGTATCAACCTTGCGGGAGGTCAAAAGGCTCAAAGAGAAAATATCCAAAATGCGTGCCACTTGCAAAAGCCACACGGATGACAAGCTCGCAAAAGGCGAGTGCTGTCAGACGAAAACGTGCAGCCCAAAATACTGGCCCTAAACCAACTAACGTAAAAACAATTATTAAAAGAACTAAAAAATCTGAAGGTGGTTATATTGGAAGTTTCATCGACTTGAATGTTGATGGAAAAACATATAGTAATCCATCTTACAGGAAATATTACAAAGGTATGATATAATGATTAAATCAAGAGGAATGGGCAGAGCTTTCTTACAAAAAGGTTCACCTAAAATTTTTGACCAATTAGAAAATAACGTACCATATCCCAAAGGTCATAGAGTTGAAATGGCTAAAGGTGGTAGAACTCCAGCGTGGCAACGTAAAGAAGGTAAATCTGAATCAGGCGGATTAAATAGAAAAGGTATTGCATCTTATAGAGCTGCAAATCCTGGTTCTAAACTTTCTATGGCTGTCACAACTAAACCTTCAAAATTGAAGAAAGGTTCTAAGGCTGCAAATCGTAGAAAAAGTTTCTGCGCACGTATGAAAGGTATGAAGAAAAGATTAACTTCTGCAAAAACTGCACGTGACCCAGATTCTAGGATTAATAAAAGTCTTAGAAAATGGAACTGCTAATGAACTTTGAAGAATTTTTAACTAAACTTAGAAAACACATACGAAATTCTTACCAGTCTGTAGGTGATACTATGGTAGCTGGAGGAGTAACAGATATGGAAAAATATAAATATCTGTTAGGACAGGCACACGCCTTACAATTAATAGATCAGGAAATCTCAAACCTGCTAAATCCAAAGGAGGATAAAAAAGATGAGCAACGAGACGAAACAAACGTCATTAAATTCGGACAACGAAATACCGAAGAATAATACAGGGCTTTTAGATAAATATAAGTCCCAACCAAAACAAGAAGTAAAAAGATTAGATGAAAATAACATTGGTTCAATGTTGGACCAACTACCAGAGCCATCTGGTTGGAGAATGTTAGTTTTACCATTTACACCAAAAGAAAAAACAAAAGGTGGAATCATATTTTCACAAGAGTCTTTAGACAAAGCTAGAATGGTTACAAACTGTGGCTACGTTTTAAAGATGGGACCTCTTTGTTATAAAGACAAAGATAAGTTTGAAAGTGGTCCTTGGTGTAAAGAAAAAGATTGGGTGATCTTTGCCAGATATGCTGGTTCAAGACTACCAATAGAAGGCGGAGAAGTCCGTCTACTTAACGACGACGAGGTTCTAGGAACTGTAAAAGATCCAGAATCAGTGTTGCATTACATTTAACATAGGAGGAATCTATGCAAGAAGAAAACAAAAGAGAAATACCTATGGTGGATATTGATACTTCAGGTCCAGAGCAAGAAGTTGAATTAAACGACGAAGCTCAATCTGAAAATCAAGTTGAAACCAAGGAAGATGTTTCTGTAGAAGAAACAAAAGACTCTAGCACCAAGCCGCAAGCAACAAGCAGCGAGGAGCAAGGAGCTGGCGACCAGAAAGATAAAGAATTAGAAAACTATAGTAAGGACGTTCAAAGAAGAATTGCTAAACTCACTGGAAAGTGGAGAGAAGCACAAAGACAAAGAGACGAAGCTTTGGCTTTTGCAAAAGCGCAAAAGGAACAAAGAGAATCTTTGTTAAAGAAATATTCTTCAGTTGAACAAGCTGGAGTAAAAGACAGAGAAGAGAGAATCAAATCTGGTTTACTTGCAGCTCAAACAAAGTTAGCTCAAGCAAGAGTTAATGACGATGTTGCTTCAGAAGTTGAAGCACAAAAAGAAATAGCAAGACTAGGTTATGAAGAAGCTAGACTTGCTGAAGCTAAGTTAGCGGTAGAATCAATGCCTAAAGCTGAATCAAAGAAGGAAGAAATTCCTACCTTTGAACCAAGAAGGCAAGAACCACAAAGAATAGATCCTAGAGCAGAAGCTTGGGGAGCTAAAAATAAATGGTTTGGTACTGATACACCAATGACTTATACGGCTTTTGACATCCATAATAAATTGGAAGAAGAAGGTTATGATCCTAACAGTGACGAATATTATGCTGAAATAGACAAAAGAATGAGACTTGCTTTTCCGCAGAAATTTGATACAACTACTGGTACAACGGCTGAAAATACGACTAAGCCAGTACAAACAGTAGCGTCGGCGACGCGAAGTACAAAATCAGGTCGCAAAACTGTGAGACTCACCCCTTCTCAAGTTGCTATCGCCAAAAAATTAGGAGTGTCATTGGAAGATTATGCAAAACAATTAAAAATAATCACGAAGGAGGTTTAAGCATATGAACGAAGATAAAAACATTAAGACCCCGCGTGCGAGTCAGTCTAGAGTTTCTGATAAGAGACCTACAACCTGGACTCCCCCGTCATCACTAGACGCACCACCTGCGCCTGATGGATTCAGACACAGATGGATAAGAACTGAAACACTTGGTATGGACGATACAAAGAATATGTCAGGTAAACTCAGATCTGGATGGGAACTCGTAAGAGCGGACCAATACCCAGAGCATCCTTATCCACAAGTTGCTGAAGGCAAATACGCAGGAGTGATAGGAGTTGGCGGCCTTGTGTTGGCAAGGATACCAGAAGAGATCGCAAAATCTCGTGAAGCTTATTTTAGAAAACAAGTTTCAGATAGAGATGAAGCAGTAAACAACGATCTTTTGAAGGAACAACACCCAAGTATGCCAATCAATAGTGAGAGGCAGAGTCGCGTAACTTTTGGTGGTACTAAAAAATAATTTTTTAGCAATACCAACTACCGTGATACTAAATATAAACTAAAACTTAGGAGTAAAAACTATGGCAAACAAAGACGCTGCTTTCGGATTGAGAGCAATCGGAAAAGTTGGTCAGAATAGAGACAACCAAGGTTTAAGTGAATATAGTATTGCAGCCAACTCAACGGCTATTTACCAAAATGATCCAGTTAAAGCTTTAGCTACTGGATACATTGGTGTAGCAGGAGCAGGCGGTAACTTATTAGGTTCGCTTAACGGTGTATTCTATACTGATTCAAGCAATTCGAAACCTACGTGGGCAAATCACTTAGCTGCATCTAACGCTGCAACAGACATCGTTGGATTTGTAAGTGATGATCCTTATGAAAGGTTCGAAATACAATCAAGCACTACACTACCTATTGAAGATATTAACTTAAACGCAGATTTAGCAACTTACGTTGCTGGTTCTTCACCGAACTACATATCTAAAGTTGAAGTTGATACTGGCACAATGGTTAGTACAGCTGCTCAAATCAGAGTTATCGGAGTTACTAAAGATGACGAAAACAATCAATTAGCAAATGCTACAACTTATGCAGCAAATGTTAACGTTGTTGGAATCATTAACGAACATAACTTAAAAACAACAAGCGGAATATAAGGAGATAAACTATGGCTATTAGTAGAGGACAACTAGTTAAAGAACTAGAACCAGGTTTGAATGCTTTATTCGGCTTGGAGTACAAAAGATATGAAAATCAGCACGCTGAAATTTTCGACACTGAAACTTCAGACAGAGCTTTCGAAGAGGAAGTAATGTTATCAGGTTTCGGCAATGCTCAAGTTAAACCAGAAGGTTCTGGAGTAACTTTTGACAGTGCACAAGAAACTTTCACTGCTAGATATACGCACGAGACAATTGCTCTTGCTTTCTCAATCACTGAAGAAGCGATTGAAGATAACTTGTATGACAGATTAGCTTCGAGATACACAAAAGCTTTAGCAAGATCTATGGCGAACACTAAACAAGTAAAAGCTGCAAATGTATTAAACAATGCATTTGATTCAGCCTTTGCTGGCGGAGATGGTAAAGAGCTTTGTGCTACTAACCACCCAACAATCGCTGGTACAGTTTCAAATGAGTTAGGCACTTCTGCCGACTTAAATGAAACTTCATTAGAACAGTCGTTAATTGATATTGCGGCTTTCACTGATGAAAGAGGCTTGAAAATAGCTGCGAGAGGATTGAAATTAATCATCCCTAGTGAATTACAATTCACTGCTGAGAGATTAATGAAATCAGCTCAAAGAGTTGGAACTGCGGACAATGATATTAACGCAATCAACAGTATGGGAATGATTCCACAAGGTTATGTGGTTAACAATTTCTTAACTGACACAGATGCGTTCTTCATCAAAACAGACGTACCTAACGGTATGAAAATGTTCGTAAGATCACCAATCAAAACAGCTATGGAAGGTGACTTCGATACTGGTAACGTAAGATACAAAGCAAGAGAGAGATACTCTTTTGGTTTCTCTGACTTCAGAGGTATCTTCGGATCACCAGGTGCGTAATATCTAACTGATATTATTCATTTTTATTTTAAAAGGGGGGTTGCGGCCCCCCTTTTTTTATGGTATAAAGAAAGAACTTATGAAAAAATTTTTCATACAGATTAGGTAGGAGAAGAAAGAAAATTAACTAAACTTTTTTTATGAAAAAAAATGAATTATTTTTTAAAGAAAACAATAATTTTTTAACAAAAGAAAACATAGAATTTATAGAAAAAATTATTCTTGGTTATAATTTTTCTTGGTTTCTATCGAAAGCAAATACAACAAAAAAATCATATATACCTTATTTAACTCATTGTGTCTTAAAAAGATTAGATGAACATACCATAGATCAATGTCTTAATTCTCATTTTTATAAAGATACTTTGGATATATTAAATAATTTTTGTAAATCAATAGAAGAAAAACCAAATGTTTATTTAAGAATGAATTATAATTTAACATTTAATATTAAAGAAACTAAACCATTTATTCATAAAGATCACGAAATGCCACATAAACAAATTATAATTTATTTAAATGAGCCAGATGATAAAGAAACAGGAACTTATATCTTAAATGAAAAAGAAGAAATAATAAAAAAATGTATTGCTAAAAAATACAAAGGAATTTGTTTTGGTCACAACAAGCATTATGCACTTCATCCAAAAGTAAATCACAGAGTAATTTTAGTTGCAACTTATATTTAAAATGATTGTTGAAACTTAATTTAAAGTATTATTATTTTGAAAGGCCCCTTGATTGGGGCCTTTCTTTTTAGTAGAGTGATAGAATGCAGAGAAAGAAATTTAGAATACAAATTCGAGCTTATGGTTACACTACAGACTTCATTGCTGAAGCTTTAGATACAACTGAATCTATTGAAGAAGTGGTCCTTGACAAAATAGGAAAAAATGCTATTGTGTGGGAAGCAGATATCTTTTACGATAAACGTAAATGTTATATAACCTATGAGGAGGTTAACGATGGCTCAAGACAATATGGTGTTGTTCGCTCAGAAGATCAGACTCGAATCTAAATGGAATGAGTTGTTTCTTCAAAATGGTGGACTAGTAACACCGGAAATGTCAGTTCTTGGAGATCAGATCAAAACAGTAATTAGATCTATCTTAAAGAATCAAGAGAGTCCTAAGAGAAATCCATTAGATGGTGAAATCCATCTATTTGCTGGCTAATTAGGAATAAACTCTTTTTGTTACAAAAGCAGTCAAACGCTATAGGGATTCCTTGCACTCTTCTATTTTTTCATATATAAATTAATCACTATACATAAATATTCTACATAGACGCGTATAGTCGACGGCCTAGAGACTATGTGGAAATAACTAGGAGGATAATAATATGGCAAAAACTACATTTTCAGGACCGGTACAATCTTTAAATGGATTTATTGGTGCTGGTGTTGGAGCAACTAAAGATTTCACAAGTGGAACTTTAACAGTTGCTGATCACGCAGGAAGAGTTATTAAAGTCAACGACGCTGACGGAAAAATAACTTTACCTTCAATTAATGCTTCGGCTGATTCAGCTGTTGCAGGTCCAAATGATGTTAATAACCCAAATAACTTAGGTGCAACTTATACTTTCTTTATTGAAACAGCTGCAACTGATTTGGATATTAAAACAGATGGTACTGACAAATTCTTTGGTTCAGTTACAAATCTTAATACAACAGATAATGCTGTTGTAGCTTTTGTACCAGCTGCAACTAACGATGTTATGACTTTCAATGGAACTACTAAAGGTGGTAAAGTTGGTTCAGTCATAAAAGTTACAGCAATTGATACAGCTAAATATTTAGTAGAAGGTATGAACATCTGCACAACTACTGCAGGTAATACAGCTACAGTATTTGCTGACAGTTAATAATTAGTGGAGCTCCTTCGGGAGCTCCTAAAAATTAGGAGATATTAAAATATGAAATCAGATGTTAAAGCAACGCAGAAAACTACAGCAGGTTTAGTGTTTGCAGGAAGAACAAGATTAAGAGGAATTATTCTTGGAGCACCTAATACTACAACTGCAGCAGCTGCAACGCTATTAAACGGAACAGCAGGTTCTACTTATTTTCAAGTAGATGCACCAGCAGGTGACGTTTTTGCATTTAATATTCCAGAAGATGGAGTATTATTTGAAAGCGGAATTTTCGTAACAGACTTAGTTGGAAAAGTAACTGTCGTATACGATAAGTAGGAGGCTAAATGGCTAATACTACTTCTGGAACAACAACTTTTGATAAAACTTTTTCTATTGATGAAATCATAGAAGAAGCTTACGAAAGAATTGGAATGCAACCTAATGCAGGTTTTAATTTAAAATCTGCTAGACGTTCTTTAAACATAATGTTTCAAGAATGGGCAAATAGAGGTTTGCATTATTGGGAAGTTGCAAATAACTCAATCACATTAGTTAATGGTCAATCAGTTTATACAATGTATAGATCAACTAGTGATGGTACTTCTGACGCTACAGCTGTTTATGGTGTAGATGATGTTTTAGAAGCTTCTTACAGAAATTCTTCTTCAGTAGATTTTCCTTTAACTAAAATTAATAGATCTGAATATCAATCATTATCTAATAAAACAGATACTGGAGTTCCAGTACAATACTTTGTTCAAAGATTCATAGATAAAGTTACTATAACTTTATATTTAACTCCTGGCTCAACTGAAGCAGGAAATTTTATTAATTACTATTATGTAAAAAGAATTCAAGATGTTGGAGTTTATACAAATGCAACGGATGTACCTTATAGATTCGTACCTTGTATGGTTTCTGGATTATCTTATTATTTGTCTCAAAAATTTGCACCACAAAGAACGCAAGAATTAAAATTATTGTATGAAGATGAACTTCAAAGAGCGCTACAAGAAGACGGCTCTTCTAGCAGCTCGTATATAAGTCCGAAGGTGTATTATCCAAGTGTCTAATACTGCTTCAGGAAAATTTTCAAAATTTATTTCAGACCGTTCAGGTATGGAATTTCCATACAAAGAAATGGTTACTGAATGGAATGGTGCTAAAGTTCATATTTCTGAATTTGAACCTAAACATCCACAATTAGAACCAAAACCACATACAGCAGATCCACAAGGTTTAAGAATGGCAAGACCAGATAGAACAGAACCACAAACTGACCCATTATTACAACCAGAACCTTTTATTATAACTTCTGGTAGTTCTACTATTAATGTTTATGAACCATCACACGGAAGAACAACAGGAAATGTTGTTGCATTTAGAAATGTTGATGGAAGTCCAGGAGGATTATCTTATACATTATTTGAAAATTCAAATGGTTTTAGTATAACAGTAACAGGTACAGATAATTATACTTTCAATTTAGGAAGTACACCTACTGTATCAGGAAGATTTGGAGGAATGACTGTTACAGCAGGACCTGTGACATTAACACCATAATATGACATACGCAGAACTAGTTACAAAAATAAGAGATTACACAGAGGTTGACGCAACTGTATTTACTTCAACTATCATCAATGGATTTATTTCTGATGCAGAATTTAGGATTTTAAGAGATGTAGATTCTGATAATAATAGATCTTATGCACAAGCTGATATTATTGCAGGTCAAAGATATGTAAATACACCATTAATCAATGATGAAACATTGATCATTAGGTCAGTTCAAATTACTAATTCTACAGGTGGTGCAAATAATTCTAGTCGCTCGTTTCTAGAATATAGAGACACGAACTTTATATCTGAGTACAATCCAACAGGAGTACAAGGATTACCAAAATACTATAGTTATTGGGACGAAGACACTATTGTTATAGCTCCAACCCCAGATCAAAATTATAATATGCAGATAAATTATATCTTGAAACCAAATGGATTATCGGTTAGTAATACTCAAACATACTTAAGTAAGGAATTTCCCAACGGACTTTTGTATGCTTGTTTAGTAGAGGCTTACGGGTTTTTAAAAGGACCAGCTGATATGATCCAATTCTACGAAGGAAAATATAAGCAAGCTCTTGAGGGATTCACCGTAGAGCAAATGGGAAGACGAAGAAGAGATGAATACCAAAGTGGTTCACCTCGACTTCCAAAAACACAATAAGGAGTAAAATATGGCTATAACACAAGCGGTTGCAAATAGTTTTAAAAAAGAATTACTAGAAGGAACTCACAAGTTTCAATTTTCTGGTGGTGACACTTTTAAACTTGCTTTGTACTCTTCTACTGCAACGTTAAACTCTGCTACTACAGCTTATACAACAACTAATGAAGTTCCGGCTTCTGGTCAGTATACTGCAGGTGGTGGAATATTAGTAAAACCAAATCCAAGTACGTCAGTTGCATCAGGTGTTGCAATGGTTACTTTTGCGAATTTGTCTTTTACTGGTGTGACGATTACAGCTAGAGGTGCTTTAATTTATAATGTTTCATCTGCAAATAAAGCAGTTGCGGTATTAGATTTTACAAGCGACAAAACAGCAACTTCAGGAACGTTCACAATTCAGTTCCCAGCATTTACAACTTCAGCAGCGATTCTAAGAATTGGTAACGCGTAGGAGGTAACTTCCTATGGCCAATGCTTGGGGCGAACTTAGTTGGAACGCAGGTAACTGGGGTAATCAAAATGATGTAACAATAACTGTTACAGGCATTGGAAATTCTATTGCCTTAAATTCCGTAGATGCTTATCCTAATCAAGGATGGGGTTCAGATTTTTGGGGAGTTGAGAATTGGGGTGAAAGCGGAAACGTAGTCACTTTAACAGGTATTGGTTTAACCATTGACTCAGGACAAAAAGAATCTTGGGGTCAATTAGGATGGAATGCAACAACTACAGAATGGGGCGGTCCATATGTTCCAGACATTGCAATCGGTCAACAGATTAATGCATCAGGTCAACAATTAAATATTACATTAGATAATGTTACAGAAGTAATAACTGTAGATGCTTTCCCACAAGGTAATCAATTAACAACAAATTTAGGAACAGTAGATCCTGCACCAGATGCAGAAGTAACCGGTCAACAATTAAATATTGGTGTTGGTACAGTATCAGCTTACAACGAACAAGGTTGGGGTAGAGATGCTTGGGGTACTGAAGTTTGGGGTGCTCAAGGTATTTGGTCTTTTGTTGATGTAACTGGTCAACAATTAAATACTTCAACTGGAAATGTAACTACTAGATCAGATGTAGATGTTCAATTAACTACAACTTATGATCCAGGTTGGGGTAATATAATAGGTTGGGGTCAACAAACTTGGGGTCAAGCTACAGCAGAATCTGCATTAGAAATGCCTGCTCCTACAGATGTTGAAGTAGATCCAGATACAGCTTTAGTAGGTCAACAATTAAATATTTCTTTAGAAGATGTAACAATTACTGCTGACGCTAATTTATCATTAAGTGGTTTTGCCTTAGAAATAGCTCAAGGTACTGCAATATTAGATGCCTTGACACCTGTAAATGTTACTGGACAAAGATTAAATATTAGTTTAAATAGTGTCGTACCAGGTGCTTCAGCTGAAGTAAGTCCAACAGGAAATGCGTTGACAATAACTTCTGGAAGCATTAATGTACAGTCTTGGCAGATTGTAGACACCGGATCAAATGTCAATTGGAATATTATTGACACGGCCGCTTAAATTTTATAAATTAAAAACAACAAGGATTTAAAATTATGGCATCAAGTTATTCAACAGACCTAAAACTAGAGTTAATGGTTACCGGTGAAAAAGCTGGTTTATGGGGTGATATTACAAATACAAATTTAGTTATTCTTCAACAATCAATTGCTGGATTTCAACAAGTTGCATTAAACGCAACTACAGGTGCAACGTTAGCATTTACTAACGCAGCAACTTCAAATGGTAAAAATGCAGTTATAGAATTAACTGGAACAATTACTGGAAACGTCGATGTGACTATTCCATCAACAGTAACAAATAAAGTTTACATTATTAAAAATAGTACATCAGGTGCTTTCACTGTAACTGTAAAAGTTTCTGGTCAAACTGGTGTAACTTTTTCTGCTACAGATAAAGGTGCAAAAGTTTTATACATTAATGGAACAGACGTTGCAGATTCAAATGTTGGAAAATTATCAAATGATTATGCTCCACAATTATCAGCAGTATTAGATACAAATGGTAATGACATTGTAATTGATACAGGTGGTGCAATTGAAGATGATTCAAATAATGAATACATCAAGTTTTCAAAAACAGCTTCAGCTGTAAATGAAATTACAGTTGCTAACGCAGCAACAACTGGAGCTCCAAATGTTTCTGTTACAGGTAGTGATACAAACATTGATTTAAATTTAACACCAAAAGGAATTGGAAGAGTAACATTAAATGGTAATGGTAAAATTAATGGTCTTGCAGAAAAAGTAACTGTAACAGGTTCTTTTGATTCAGACATTAACGTAGATACTAATACACAAGGTGTAATTTTATACACTGCAGCAGCATCTGCAAACTTTACTGTTAATTTAAGAGGAGATGGTTCTAATTCATTAGACGCTTCTATGGATAATG